TTTTTGAATTTGAATCCACTCCCTTGCGAAACGTTTTCAAAACCCTTATCCACCAAGCCTGTAGAGTTCTGAATGCTATCAAGTACACCTTTGTATGTTTCACCCTGCGCACCAGCAGTACCAAGTACGTTACCCAAAGCTCGTACATTGCCAAATAAAGTACTAATAGCTCTATCATTTCCTTCGAAGCTTTCAAGCAGAAACTGCAGTGTGTTTTGTAATCCTTCTTCCCCTACTCTTGTTTTTAAATCTGTTGCTGTAATCCCCAGTGTGGTAAGTACCCTTTCTGCTTCTTTTGTTGGATTCAATATAGTGTTAAGCACACCTCTTAATCCAGTAACCGCTTCTGCTGCTGGTACACCTAATCTGGTAAAGGTTGCGATGTTAGCACCAACCTCTTGAAAGCTTACGCCAACCTGTGCTGCTATACCTACCACCCTACCAAGTGTCGGTGCTAATTCTGAAGCTTCTAAATTACCCTCTCGGACAATGGCAGTTAAAACATCGGTTGCCTCTGCTGCTTCAAGACCTTGTTTGGAGTAAGCTTGTAAGACCCCAGTAAGGGCGTGAGCTACCTCTCTTGTTTCACCTAAACCAAGCGTGCTGGCTTTTGCAGCCATTTCCAAAACATCCATTGCCTCTGCTCCCCTAATACCAGCAGAGGTAACAGTAAAAAGCGCTTCGGATAATTCCTGTTGGGATTTAGCAGTTTCGGAGCTTAAATCTTTAACTCCTCTTTTAAATAGCTCTAGGGTGTTTCCGGTAACACCAACCAAGTTTTCTATCTTAAGGAAACTTGATTCAAGCATTGTTGCTGAACGTACTCCGGCGGCAGCAGCAGCAGCAAATGGAAGTGTAACGTTTCTAGAAATACCAGCACCAAGTCTTTTAGCACTAGCACCAAAGTTTGCTAATCCGGTGGAAGCTCTTTTTAGTCCTTTGGTAAAACCCCTTAGGTCTAGACCAATTCGGACGTTAGTACTTGCTACTGTTTTCTTTCCCATTTTGCTAAAATTTCTTTTGCCTGTTCGGTTGTTAGCTTAGGTCCTTTAAGCTCTTTTTCCCAAGGGAATCTAGCAAGGTCTTTAGGCTGTATTTTGTTTTTCTTTTCTAAGTGGATATTTAACAAAATTGTAGTTGACCACCTGGTCCTTTCCCATTCTTGCCTTTGTTGCTGTTGGTAGAGTTCGTAGAATCCAACCAGTGCATTCTTTAACTCTTTCGGAGTGGAAGTATAAAAAACTTCTGGGCTCCATTTTAACTGTCCTAAAGCTAACTCTTGGTAAGAATCAAAAGTGAATGGCCCACGCTCTGTTTCCTGAGCAGGGCCATCTACTTTTTTTCTTGCTCACCAAAGCTATCTGAAAACACCTTAAGCACGTCCTCCATAACGTTAACATCCGAGTCTAATAAATCCGCAACATCATAGACCGTTAAGTCGTAAGGAATTTTCTCTGCACGGTGTCCGTGCTTTAACCCACACCAAATAAGCTTTACAGCTTGTGCTAGTGTGATGTTATCCCCTAGGGATTCCAAATCTTGCATGGTCATTTTCATGCTATCTGTGAATTCCATCAATGCGGCAAATCCAAATTTAACCGGCATATTTTTCCCATTTATTAAAACGTGCTTTGTCATTGTGTTTTTTTATTAGTTAGCTGAGTAAGTGATTGCTCCAGTTAATTCAAATGTAGCTGAGTAGCTGACATTATCTTCCATCCCTGCGTTAACTTCCAAAGAAGTAACATAAGCAGCAGCACTCCAAAAGTGGTCTCCTGTTACTTCAGTTGAAAATTTAATCTCGAGAGTTGAACGTCCAGACCAAGCAGTCATTAGGTCATCAACACCGTAGGCAGCATCTTCTGCATACAAAGCAGAAACCGAAATGGTGCCTGATTTAATTCCTTCCAACAAATCACGAGTTCCGCTAGAGTCTTTTGTAGTAGCGTCTCGAGTGTCGAGGTTTAGTGAGATTGAGCCTTCAGTTGCATGGGCAATCAAAGTGCTTGCTGAGTAGACACCTAACAGGGTGCCATTCATAATTCCAGTAGTAGGCATTTTTTAGTCAATTTTTTCGTTATTACTTTCTATTTCCACGGGAGCTTTTTCTCCCAATACAACGGCCTTTCCAGCTTCAATAAGCTCCTTTCCGTATTCCTTCGTTACAGATAGTACAAGGCCTTTCTTCCAAACCTTTCCGGAAGACCTTACTACCTTCTTTGTTAGTTCTATTTTCATCGCTTAATTCTTATGATGTATTCTGAGCTTGTTACGTATGTTTCCGTTGCAGGGTCATTATCAGCATCCACACTTTGAAATTGTATAGAATCAATAACAACACTTTCGATTGTGCCACTATATCTGTCTAACCTATTTCTTACCAATTCGGTTATGGTAGAAACTTCCGAATATGTTTTGGAAGCTACAACAATATCGTACCTAGATTGGTCTAAAGTGCTTACCCCTGATTTTGTGTCGCTTGGGTCAACATCCACTAGCAAATATACGATAAATGGAAAGTCTGCGCCCTGACTTGCTATTTGAGGGTAAATACGGCTACTTACCAAATTGGTAATATCAGAGTCCGTTCTCAGTAAATTATATATTGCTTTTCCCTCCGTCACATTCTTGCCAATTTACTTATGCTATTATTCAGGATAATGCTAACCTGTTTCTGCATTTGTTTTTGGGTTTCCGTTTTTGCTTTATTATATCCCTTAATGCTGTAGTTAACGTTTCTTCTTACCTTAGCTCTGGATTTACCCCTTCTTTCTCCATAGTTTACGATGGCAGCATAATACCCATCAAAGGTCTTACCAGCTTTCTTACCCATCCTTGCACCAACAGAGCCATATAAGGAACCTCTTCTCTTAGGTGGAATAAAACCAATTGACCTTTTTAAGTTACCACTTCTATAGGTAACATCTTTTGTTCTTTTCTTACTAGGGTCTTTGCTTTTCCTGGTGGTAATGGTTTTTGTAACTCTTCCCGACCTTCTGCTTGGTTTTACGGAATTCTTAACCGCCTCAATCATAGGCTTAGCACTGCGTTTTATACCTGCTTGAAACCTTCTCGCTTGTTTGCGGTCAACTTTAGACAGTTCTTTAATTTTATTTAAAGCCTTGTCTATATCCTTTACACGTATGGTTAAGACTTGCATTAACTGCGTTTTATTGCGTTTAAGACGATATATTCCTCTCTCCCAATAAATAGTATACCATCAACCTCGTAAGTCTCGCTATGCCAGCTTATTTGCGTTTTAGCAGTAACATCGCTTCTATAACGAATAGTGAAGTCTACTTTTGTAATGTTGGTGAGTCTTTCCGTTTCTTCCTTCTCGTTGCTTTTTTGGTATTCCACCTTAGCCCAAACATCAGATAAATCAGTATAGGTTCTTACATCTTCCCCATAAGCATCTTTGGCCTCCGTTGGATTCCTTAGTGTTATCCTCCTATCGAGTTGGCCTACCTGCTTAATCAAAATTGAAAAATTCGGAATGGGTTAAACAGATATTCACTGGATGTTGGGAATCTTCTAACCCTTTCTCCACGGTTATCGTAAAGGTCAGAAATAATTAAAAGCATTCCCTGTTTAAGCGGTTTAGGAATATCGCTAACAGAAGTACCAACAACGTACCTTACAATCACCTGATTTATTATTCCATTCGTAGCAAACCAACCAGCGGTAGAAGCTATCCTTGCTGGTTCTGAAATTACATCCGTAACATAATACGTAGGGTCTACTGTTTGCTCCGAGCCGATTTCATTAACATACTTGACGCTTGTAACAGAGGAAGCTGGCCCTCTGGATAGATAAATAATATCTTTGTCCGTTGGGTTTTGGTAATGTGGGAACATATCAAAATACTCATCGATAGTGGTTGTAACCAATATCCTCCTAGTATAAGATTCACACATTTCCCTAGCAGCAGAAATTAACGCGGTAATTAAATCATCATCGTCGTTAGTATCTACCCTTAAAAAGTCTTTTGCCTCTTGAAGGGTTATTGGCTCTGAAGCTGCCGGTGTTACAATGTCGTATGCCATCTGTTATCGAGTTTCCTTTTTAGCTGATTTAGCTACGGATTTCTTAGCACGCACTTTTGCTGGTTCTGCAACCGGTACACAAAAGCCTGCTTTTACAAACCTTTTGCCATCCTCGTCGGGTAGGTCCACCTCCGCATTTTTACGGAAGTGGAAACCCATACCAACGATAGATTTTTTAAAAATCACCTTCATGCTTAGGCTGCTGATGTCATGTACTTGATTGCAGCAGAGTTTAACACTCTTGAGTCTGAACGTTTCCAAGAAACAAAACCTACTTCTAACTCATCAGCAAAACGCTCATTCAAACGAAGCATCTGAATCCCACCAGCATTACGTACCACGAATTTACTAAAGTCTGCAGCCAAAAGTG